TTAAATCATAATCAACGTAAAATTGCACAAGAGTTGAACTGTACATTTAATGGTTCAGGTGATAACGTAATTAATGAAAAATATATAGATTATCATAGAAAAAACAACATACAAGACCCAATTAAAATGGAATGGTTAGATGGTGGAATGTGGATATGGGAAGACCCACAATTAGGTCATGAATATATTATGTCCATAGATGCCTCTTCGGGTTCGGCAGACGACTTTTCTACTATATGTGTGATGGATTTTACCACAGGTAATCAAGTTGCTGAATATCACGGTAAAGTGGCTCCAGATATATTAGGTGAAATAGCGGTAGAGTATGGTAATAGATATGAGGCATTTGTTGTTGTGGATATTACAGGTGGTTATGGTATTTCTCCTGTACTTAAAATGATAGAACTTAGTTACCCAGTTAAAAGAATGTACTATGACCAAATTATAGGTATAGATGCTGTAACCAACAACAAAAACTTAGAAAAACATATGAGGGATGGTAAACTACCAGGACTTAACTTCCAAAAAAACAGAAATACCATAGTTACAAAATTAGAGGAATCCGTACGCTTAAATTCTTTTAAAGTTAGGTCTATTAGAGCTTTGGCTGAAATGGATACTTTTGTTTTTAAAAATGGTCGTGCAGACCATATGAAAGGTTACCATGATGATTTGTTAATGGGTATAGCAATGTGTTGTTATGTTGCACAAACATCATTTAAAGACTTACAGAAAAGTCAGGGACAGACTAAAGCAATGTTGGATTCTTGGGTTGTCTCCACAAATACGGCAGATACGATACAAGAGTTAAATGTTACTGAAAATAATTATATGAACTCACGTGGTGATTTATCCAAACAAATCCAACACGCTAATTCTGAACATAATTGGGTATTTTTCGGTATGGCCGGATTTACCGATAAAAACACTAATAAAAAATTAATAAAATAATGGCAACGGGAAGAAATATTTCACAAAATCAACCATTTAAAGGTCAACCTAATATGAGAAGAGGTGCAGGGCCTATTTATTATAAATGGAACCCATTACCGTTTGAAAAAGGTGGTAATTTAAAACAAACTAGTTTAAAACTAATTTGTGATAATGTTGTTGATAACATTACAACATATGTTTATGATATAGATCCCACTAACGGTAATCATTTGGCCTACGTTAATTGTGACTATGTTGAATAACATTCACATTTAAACATGTTGGTTTAAATTTAAACTGAATATTTATGTTAAAAATAACAAGTTTTGGAAAAATTCATTAATGGCGGACAATAAAAATTTAACAGTCTATCAAAAACTATTTTACATGTTTGGGCAAAACAAACCCGAACAAAGGAGTGCTACCCCTAAATATACTTTTGGTGACGGTGACTTAATTACTACACAATCTCAACAGGATTATAATAAACAAAAATTAGAATTACAACAACAAAATTATCTTGAAGCACAATGGGCAAGAGTAGATAACGAATTATATCAAAAAGCCGTATACTATGAAACTTCTAGGATTGCTTCATATATGGATTATGAGGCAATGGAATTTACTCCGGAAATTGCAGCAGCCTTGGATATAATGTCAGAGGAATCCTGTACACCTAGTGAACAGGGTAAGATACTAACAATACAATCAAATTCTAAAAGGGTTAAAAATGTATTAGAAGATTTATTCTACAATATATTAGACATACAAACTAATTTACCAATGTGGACACGTAATACCTGTAAGTATGGCGATAATTTTGTTTATTTAAAGATAGATAGACAAAAAGGTATAATCGGTTCAGCACAATTAACCAATATAGAAATTGAACGTAAAGAAGAAGGTTTATTTGGTAACACACCTTCATCTAATAAAGGTGACGGAGTTGCTCAAATACCTGAAAAGAAAAAACAAGTTATGTTCCATTGGAGGGATAAAGCTATGGATTTTAACCCTTGGGAGGTTGCTCATTTCCGTTTATTAGGTGACGATAGACGCTTACCTTACGGCACATCAATTTTGGAGAAGGCAAGACGTATTTGGAAACAATTATTATTATCTGAAGATGCTATGTTGGTTTATCGTGTTGTTAGAGCACCAGAAAGACGTGTATTTAAAATCTATGTTGGTAACATAGATGACAAGGATGTTGATGCATACGTACAAAAAGTTGCTAATAAATTTAAAAGAAATCAGATAGTTGACCAAAAAACAGGTCAGGTTGATTTACGTTATAATACATTGGCCGTGGACCAAGATTATTTTGTACCAGTTCGTGATCCCAACGCACCAAACCCAATTGATACGTTGGCTGGTGCCTCAAACTTAGACCAAATTGCTGACATTGAATATATACAAAGAAAATTATTAACAGCATTAAGGGTTCCTAAACCTTTCTTAGGTTTTGATGAGGCCACAGGTGATGGTAAAAGTTTGGCTTTATTGGATATTAGATTTGCACGTACTATTAATCGTATCCAACAATCAATGATACAAGAGTTAAATAAATTAGCTATTATACATTTATATGTTCTTGGTTTTCATGATGATTTAAATAATTTCACACTTAACCTCACCAACCCATCAACACAGGGTGAAATGTTAAAGGTTGAACAATGGAAGGAAAAAGTTCTTCTTTATAAAGATCTTGTATCACAAATTGACGGTGGTATTGCACCAACATCTCACACTTGGGCAAAAAAGAATATTTTTAATTGGACTGACGATGATATTAAAATTGACCTTGAACAACAACGTATGGAAAGAGCTGCAGCTAAAGAGTTGGAGAATACACCTGAAACAATTAAAAAGACTGGTTATTTTGAAAGAGTTGATAAACTATATGGTGAAATTGGTGCTCCGGCTAAAACTGAAGCTGGTGCTGAAGGTGCGTCAGGTGGTGAAGAAACAGGAGGCGGTGGTTTCGGTGGCGGAGGATTTGGAGGCGGAGGAGGAGGCTTCGGAGGTGGTGATTTAGGTGGTGATTTAGGTGGTGGAGAAGGTGGAGAAGGTGGAGACCTAGGTGGTGAAGAAACTGGGGCTGAAACTGGTGGAGGCACTGAGTCTGGATTTGGTGAAAGTTTTAGATATAAGGACAAATCTATAATAGACAAACTACTTATGGAAGGTATTCGTAAAAACGAAGACATAATGATGATGACAGATGGTATTAAAGATTTAATTGGTGAAGAAGAAATAGATGAAGATGAAGATGAATTAGATTTATTACAATCATAACGATATTTATAATTAAAAAATAAAGATGGATTTTGGAACAATAAAAAATACATTCACAGAGATTTTAATTGAATCTCACATTAAAAGTGATAACAAAGGTAAAAATTTATATAAAAAATTTTTAAGAACACTCAAAGAAAGTGAGACATTAAAAACATATTTTGTTGCTTACAAAAATTTAGAAGATAAAACTTTTAATACAGAAAATGAGGCTACCGAATATATTAAAGAACATATAAGTATTTTAAAAAGATATAAAGGTCAAAAAAGTATTGTTAATGAAAATAAAAAACTTATTAAATTATTAGAAAGTAATGGTTATAAAATAACACAAAAACCAAACGATTTACATAAAGCTTTAAATAATTTAATCCGTACAAATAAAGATGTTACGACGATTGATACTATTTTGGAATCTACAAATGTTCTTAAAAAACATTTAACCACCCCCAAAATAAAATTAAATGAAAACTTATATTCTAAAACTAAATTCTTTAAAGAGGGTGATAAAATAAAAGTGACTAGATTACCAGAAGAAAAACCTAATGACAGATTACCTAGAGGTTATGAGGGTCTTAAGATAGGTGATGTGTTGACAGTTAATAAAATATGGAGTAACACTGAAGGTGTGATTTATGGTACGGATTTTAACGATACTCATGGTTTATCTAATTATGATGTAGAAAATTTAACTGGTAAAAAATTAAAAGAAAATAAAGTAAACCCAAACAAATTTTTAAATATTGTTGTTGAAAAATACAACGAAAAATACTCCAACATAGATGAACAAGATAAAAAAATTATTAAAACAATTTTATCTAGTAGTGAAAAAGAAAAAGAAACATTATTAAATGATTTAAAAAATGAATCCATTAACTTAATAACTAAATTGGTAAGTGAATATAA